CCATTTAATAAAACCTGGGATGATGTAAAAGCCTTTAATGGTCTAGATACAAATTTTAAAAGAAGAACTACTCGTTCATTTACTAAGGCAGAGCCAACAGCACAATATATTGATAGTGCTATGGGAATTAGTTCTGGTATTGGTGGAGCACAGTCAAAAGAGATTAATCCAGGAACAGTATTTAGAAATGCCTACGGTCTATTTGACGTAATCACACCACCCTGGAACCTATTTGAACTTGCAAACTACTATGATACATCATTTGCTAACCACGCTGCCATTGATGCAAAAGTAGAAAATATTGTTGGTCTTGGCTATATGTTCCAAACCACTCGCAGAACTATGATGATGTTAGAATCATCAAACAATGAATCTGCTACAGAAAAAGCTCGCAAGCGTATCGAACGAGCCAAGGTAGAAATGAATGACTGGCTAGAATCACTAAATGATGAAGACTCATTCACAAACACTATGATGAAGGTATACACAGATGTTCAGTCAATGGGTAATGGATATCTTGAAATTGGTAGAACCACCACAGGAGAGATTGGCTATATTGGTCACATTCCTGCTGTAACAATGCGTGTTCGTAGACTCAAGGATGGATACGTTCAGATTATTGGAAACAAAGTTGTTTACTTCCGTAATTTTGGAGCAACCAATGCAAACCTAATTACTGACGACCCACGCCCAAATGAAATTATTCACTTCAAGGAATACTCGCCACTAAATACATACTATGGTGTTCCAGATATTATTTCTGCAATTACTGCACTACAAGGTGACCAGTTGGCTTCACAGTATAACATTGATTACTTTGGCAACAAGGGTGTTCCTCGCTACATCATTACTCTAAAGGGTGCAAAGCTATCGTCTGATGCCGAAGACAAGATGTTTAGATTCCTACAGACAAGTCTAAAGGGGCAGAATCATAGAACACTATATATTCCACTACCAGGAGATACAGAAACCAACAAGGTTGAGTTTAAAATGGAACCTGTTGAAAATAGTGTTCAAGAAGCTTCATTTAATGAATACAGAATTCGTAACCGTGATGATATTCTTGTTGCTCACCAAGTTCCACTTTCAAAAATTGGTGGTGGCGATGCAGGAGGAGTTGCAGCAGCATTAGCACAAGACCGAACATTCAAAGAGCAGGTAGCAAGACCAGCACAAACATCACTAGAAAAGATGATTAATAGAATAGTAAAAGAAAAGACAGACCTTCTAGAATTTAAGTTTAATGAACTTACACTTACAGACGAAGTTGCTCAGTCACAAATTCTTGAGCGTTATGTTAAGACTCAAATTATGGTTCCAGATGAAGCTCGTGAAATTCTTGGTCTTGCACAAAGACCAGATGGAGATGGAGCAACTCCTATGGAACTTACCTCAAGACAAGCAACTGATGCTCGTGCTAACCTAGCAGGTAACAGAGCAAGAGATGCAGAACGAGCAAATAATGCTTCTGATAGCACAACCACCACCACTGGAAGAAATGCCCAGGGTGAAGGTAGAGCTTCAAATTAAAAGTGTGTTACAATAGAATAACAATACCTATAAAAAGGGTATATAATTAAGGTAATATGACTATTCAAAAAGCTCATTGGGATACCGATGGCGATAATGTTCGCTTGTCGATGCCATTTAATAAAGTAGATAAAGAGAGGCGTATCGTCTCTGGCTTTGCCACACTTGACAATGTTGACAGACAAAATGATATTGTCACACCAGAAGCCTCCATGAAGGCATTCCAAAAATTCCGTGGAAACATCCGTGAAATGCACCAACCTGTAGCTGTTGGCAAGATGGTTTCCTTTAAAGAAGATAAATATTTTGACCCAGAAACAAAGAAGATGTATTCTGGTATTTATGTATCTACATATATTTCAAAAGGTGCTCAAGACACTTGGGAAAAAGTTCTAGACGGAACTCTTTCTGGTTTTTCTATTGGTGGCAAAATGAATAAGTATGATACTGCCTATAATGAAGAAGTTTCAAAAAAAGTTCGTATTATCAAAGACTATGACTTAATGGAACTATCTCTTGTAGACACACCTGCAAATCAATTTGCAAGTATTCTTTCTGTTGAAAAGGTAGATGGAGTTGATGTTTTCAAAGGTGAAAGCGTTGACACAATTATCGAAAATGTATTCTGGGATTCTGAGTCAGGACTAGTTTTGCTTTCAGAAAAAGAAACAGAGGTAAGCCCAACAACTGGGGTACCTATGCAGAACATTGGTTTCGTTGAGAAAAATGATAACGAAAAAACAGAAATGCTAAAGTTCTTAGTTGATAGTGCTAAAGGCATTAATGTTACTAAGATAAATAAGGAGAATGATAACATGGCAAACGAAATCGTAAATGAAGTAGTAGCCGAAGTCGCTCCAGAGGCAGAAGTTGTAGTTGACGCTCCTGCTACAGAAGAAGTTGTTGAGACTGTTGTTGCAGAAGAAGCCATCGAGGCTCCTATTGTTGACGCAGACCCAGCCATTGTAGAAGAAGTTGTAGAAGAAGTTGTCGGAGAAGATGCAGCAATTGCTAAGTCTGTTACCGAACTAGCTTCAACCGTTACAACAGCCTTTAGCGACATCACAGCAATTGTCAAGTCACTAGCAGATGCTAACACAGCACTAGTTAACGACATGGCAGAACTTAAAAAGTCACTTAATCTTGTATCAGCAAAAATTGAAGATGCAGAATCAGACTTTAACAATTTCGGAAAACGAATTGACGCAGTAGAAGCAGATACCGCTTTCCGTAAATCTGGAGACCTCAGTGAGGTTCTACAGCATCAACCAGAACAGGTTGAGAAATCCCTATGGGGCGGAAGTTTCCTCAAAACATCCGATTTGTTTAGATAAATCAAATTCACTAGGAGGTGAAAATTATGTCGGAAGAAATTATTATTAATAAAAACTATCCAGGTTCAGGTGGTTACACTGCAGCAGAAGTAAATGCTCAGGGTGGCTTTGCATCTGGAAACATTGGTGGTGTAACAAGCCCAGGTCTTTCAGTCCTTGGTAACATCCCAACAGCTCAATATGGTGTGACAACTGGTTCTAACGCAGTTGACCCATCACGTGAGCTAAACCCAACATTCGCTGGTGCTGGTATTCTACGTCCTGAACAGGCTCGTAGATTCATTGAGTACGTTTGGGATGGTACCGTTCTTGCAAAAGATGGTCGTCGTGTCACAATGCGAGCCAACATCATGGAACTTGAAAAGGTTAACGTTGGTGAGCGTGTTATCCGTGCTGCCAACCAAGGTGACCCAACCTACACAAACGCTGGTGCTACATTCAGCAAGGTTGAACTTACTACCAAAAAGATTCGTCTTGACTGGGAAGTATCATCCGAAGCTCTTGAAGACAACATCGAAGGTGCTGCTCTTGAAGACCACCTAGTTCGTTTGATGACACAGGCTTTTGCCAATGACATCGAAGACCTAGCAATCAATGGTACAGGTACAGGTGCGAACAACTTCCTTAACATTCTGGAAGGTTTCGTAAGCCGTACAAAGACTGATGGTTGGGCACACGAATACGTTGCTACAGTTGCTAACAACGCATTCACACCAGAAGTACTACAGCAAGTTGTTGACCGCCTACCACGTAAGTATCGTGCTCTAAAGACTGGTCTAAAGTTCTACGCAGGAACTTCAGCATTCCAGGGCATTGTACGTCAGAATGGTACCGCTGCAAACAACATTTGGTCATACGAATATCGTAACGCTTACTTGGATGGTAACAACCAGGTTCTAGGCGATGCTCGTACTACTCGTGTACTAGGTATTCCTGTCATGGAAGTTCCTTACTACCCAGAAGGCTTCGTTGACCTTACCTTCCCAAGCAACCGTATTTGGGGTTTCCAGAGAGACATCACTGTAAACCGCTTCTACGTAGCAAAGAAGGACACCATTGAATACACCGTATTTGTACGTTTTGGTATTCAGTGGGAAGAGCAGGACGCTATCGCATACGTTGACAGCGACTCAATCGACTCAAGCCTATAATCTTGAGTTAACCCATTTAAGGGGACAGAGGCTTCGGCTTCTGTCCCTTTTTTGGTTCATTAATCTGTTATAATATAATCGGAGGAATAATGTCAGAAGAAAAAATCACCCAGGTTGAAAAAACCGCAAATGAATTTGGTATTTCTGTTTCAAAAATTGAAGCGGTAGAAGAAGGCAATGTAGTAATCACCATACCAAAGAAAAAGACTAAGCCAAAGGCTTCAGCAGAAGCAGTAATAAATGACACTATTGGTGCCACTATTGAAAAAGAAGAACCTAAAAAGGAAGCACCTAAAAAACAAAAAGTTGCACTATATTCTAGTAGAAATGTTTTTTGGGAAGGTGTAGGAGAAGTTCAGCGTGGTTACAATTTTGTAACACCAGAACAGGCAGATATGTGGGTTACAAGAATTCACATTAGGATTGCCACACCAGATGAAATTAAAGAGGTTTTTGGTAATTAATGGAAATCATTAAGGTAAATTCTGGAACAACACAAAGCACAACAGGCTGGACATACAAAAATTTTGCAACAAATAAATTTGTATTTACAATAGATTTTCCAGATAGCTTTAGTGGGTCTACTGCATATTTGGTAGTAACAGATATGCTTGACTTTAGTATTGTTTATGAAATAGGTTGGACTAGGGCTTCATTTAATGGAATTGATGTTGTTGTTCCACTTAAATATGATGCAGACTATAAGGTTCAGGTTTATTCTGGAACAAGTGCTATTCCAAGTAATTTATTTTTTGAGGACTACTACGAAGTTCGTAGACCATATGTAGACCCCACCACAAAATCAACAGTAGCAAGTGAAGTAGCCAAATATAAAGACCAAGAAGCACTAGCACGAGCAATTGTTGACTCTATTGTTACAGATGGATTTTATTATAAAAGACACCTAATTAATACTCTTGGTTTAGGTAATGATTATCTTGCTGTTTGGGATAACCTAAAAAGAGTTATTGCTTTATATGAAAACAATGTTCTTGTTTATAAAGATGAAGACAATATTGAAATTACAGGATTTTGGGATGCTAACCCACCCTCAAATAGCAATCTTGGTCTAAAAACACTTAGTAAGTTAGATTATTCTGTAGGAGATATTGTTACAATTCAAGGTTCAACCAATCTTGACGGAACATATACTATATATGAATTATTAGAAAATGCTGGATTGTATGGACTTAGACTTGCAGGTAAAACTATAACATCTGCACAAGTTTCTGCAGAGGCTAAATTTGGTTCTGTTAAAAAATATTGGACATCTCAATATGTATTCACGCCAGACCAAACTGCATTAACCTTAGACTATACTGGTGAAATAAATAGAAGAGAATCAACTCCATCAATTTTTCCAGCTGGTTCCTCAGACTATATTGGTCTTATGTACGGTGGTCGTGGATTTGCTGCTGGTAACGACTATACAATTATTGGTGAAGATGGATACCTAATGGTCCCATCTGACATTAAGAGAGCAACTGAAATGATTATTGACGACATTGAATGCGGAAGACTTGACTATTATAAAAGATACATCAATGCCTACAATACTGACCAATTTGATGTTAAGTTTGATACTGCTGTTTTTGAGGGAACAGGAAATATTCTTGTAGATAAGATTTTATCTAAATACTTCAAGACTATTACTCACCCAGGGGTGTTGTAATGGCAATATGCGAAACCACAGATTTTTTATTTCCAATGCTTGCAGATGTTTATTATCCAATAGTTGAGCAAGGTGCTTATGGAGATGTAAAAAGAAACTGGGTATTAGATAAAAGTATTTCATGTGCATTTGTTGCTAGTGGTTTAAAAAATAAAAAAGATATTCAACCAGATGCTAAACTAAATATTGATAATGCTTTAAATGGTAGGGTAAGAACCGATATAAGATTTTCAAGTGAAGACGAAAGAAATGCTCTTACAAATATTCTAATAACTAATATTAGAGATAAGAATAGTAATGTTATTTATTTAGAAACTTCTGGTTCACGTTCTGGACAGCCAACAATATTTGAACTTGCAACATTTGAGCCAGTGGTTGGTCCATTTGGAAGTGTAGAGTATTATAAAATAATTGTTAAACGTTCAGAAAATCAAGGAACAGACATATGATAACAGTAAAATTTGATGATAAAAATTTATTTAGAGACATTATGAATATTGCAGAATATTCAAATGGATATGTTGATGGTGCTAAACTAGGTAAGACAAAATTTTTAAATGAACTTGGTGCTAGTGCAGTAGAAATAGCAAAACAATTTATTGATACTAATGCAAAACTTGACCCACAAAGACTACATCATGTTTATGAATGGTATATGACTGGAAGCCCAGAAGCAAGACTATATGATATTGACTATACTCTTACATCTAATAATCTTGTTTTTACATATTCATTTAAACAATCACAATCTATAAGCAGAGGTTCTACTACACCATTTTTTAATAAAGCAGAAATTATGGAAAAGGGAATTCCAATTACTATTAAACCTAAAAACTCAAGTGTTCTTGTATTTCAAAATGGTGAAGAAACTATCTTTACGCCCAATCCTATTCAAATTAATAAACCAGGTGGAGAAGTTCAGGGACAATTTACCAATGTTCTTGATATGTTTTTTAATAGATACTTTACTCAATCTTTTTTGCAAGCATCTGGAATTGCATATAATTTAGAAAATCCAGCAGAATTTCACAAACATTTAAAAAAGAATGCCAAGCGTTCAGAGGGTGTTAAAGCAGGGTATAATTGGATAGTAGGAGCAATCAAATGACAGCAACATCTATATTAAATACACCAATGCTTTGGGTAAATCATTACCTTCAAGAAAAGTTAGAGGCATTGGGATTTAACTCTATACCATTTTTCCCAACAACACCATCTACCATTGACAACTTAACATCAAGTTTTCCAGAAGGTGGAATTATGTGTACATATGACAGACTTATTCGTATGCGTAGAAAACCATTTCCACACATTAAATGTGAACAAGCTTTGTATTATTTTTATGCCACAGCAGAAAACTCAGTTGTCAATATGATTAAGATTACAGAAAAAATTCTAAGACTAATGGACCGTGAAGACGAAACTGCAGAAGAAATAAATAAATGGCAAAAAGATAAAGGTTCTATTACCGTAGAGGGAGAAACCATTCAGCCAAACTTTTATTTTCATAGCTTTAAGGTATATCAGTTAGAAGAGGTCAGGGATGTCATTGATTTTGGCACTGCTCGGACCT